AAGCCGCTCTTTCTCCAGCTGCTCGGCGGACTTGCCGCCACCCCCGCCGCCACCGCCAAGCATCCCACCGACGCCCGGCACCCGGTCGGGCTTCGGGCCAAACCCGCCCAACCCACCGCGCAAAACGCCGGCGACGAAGGGGGTATCGCTCGGCTGGACCTGACGAAGAATGGCGAGTTGTTCATCCCGGATGCCCTGTATCTTTTGCAGGGTATCCAGTTTCTCCTGGGGGGAGAGGAACCGGCTCTGCGCGCGCCGCTGAAGCAGCCGGGCACTTTGCTCAAGCGCAAAATGACGCCATGCGGCCGTGGCCTTGCCAGCCCAAGCAACAAGCTGCGCCAAGGCATTCACGAGCTCGATGATCGACGCAGCGTTGTTCGACACGGCCGACGCGATATTCGCTTCAAGGACCGTCTTCAGCGCCGCCAACTTGTCGGCAGTGTCGTCCGCATCCTGAATTTGCTTGTCCGACAAGACGATGCCAAGCTTGTAAGCAGCATCCGTCAGATTGTTGATGGCAGCACTGCCGCCGGATAGAAGCGTATCCAGCTTCGCACCAGTGCGCCCGAACAATGCAACTTCGATCGCCGCGCGCTCGGATCTGTCCGCGATGCCGGCAAGGCCATCAGCAATCCTGCGAAACGCCTCTCCAGTATCGAGACCGGCTATATCCTGGGCGGAAATACCGATAGCCTTCAAGGCCGCGATGGGCGCCTTCGAACCGGCCGCAACCTGGCCAAGCGTGACGGTGAGTTTACCGAGCCCCTTGTCCATCTCCTCTTGCGAAATGCCGACCTGGCTGGCGGCATATCGAAGCGTCTGGAGATCCTTGGTTGTTACCCCGAGTTGCTGCGATACCTCGCCAAGCGATGATGCATAATCGAGCACATCCTTCGTGATCTTGATGAACAATGCCGCGTTAAGGCCGGCAATCAGCCCCAGGGCACTCGCCTTGACCCCTCCGAGTGACTTCTGGATCGATGAGGATGATGTCTTGGCGCGACGTTCGGCGGCCGACATCCCTTTCTGGAATGCTGCTGTATCGGCAGAGAGAGTAACGCGGAGGGCGCCGATCAGTCCGGACATCGGGTCCAACTCCCCTAAGACGCTACTTCAGTTTGCGGATGGTGATTGGCGCACCCTGACGCTTCATCGACCGCAGCATGCCGAGAAGGGCCGCCCCTCCACGATCCGACCCGCCCTCGGTTTGCATGAGATATTTCGAAAGGGGCCGCAGCCGTTTCTCGCGGGCGAACGCCTCTGTGTGCCAGGCCTGGGATATTCCGTCCCTGAACCTGTCTTGCGCGGCCTTCGCACGGCCCTTCATGATGACGACAAAGCCGCGAGGAGTTTGCTTCCAGAAGTCGACCGGGTTCAGCCCTGCGGCGCACCAGTCTTGCCAGAACGCTTCGATGCTCCACGCGGCTTGCGAGGGTTTTCGTCCTTCGGCTTTTCTTCCGCGGCGTTGAATGCAGCATCGAGAAGCGCGCGGATGGCGACGCCCAGCTGGACAGCTGCATCGCCATACATGAGCGAAGCAGCCTCATCGAGATTGATCTCCGGATGATGCTCGCGAAGCAGGGCCCACAGCACCCGCCCGACCGTCCCGTGCATCGGCCGCGGGCCGTTGATCTCGACAAGAATGCTGTCCCAGGGACGCTGCAGAAGACCTTCGGCGGCATCGATGGACCGAAAGTCCAGGACGAGCCGCAAGATCAGATCATCGACGGTAACCTGCTGCTCGTTATAGAACGGCTTCAGCATCAGACGCCGGCCGCCTCAGACTGCGCGCCGGTGATGCGGAGGCGGACCGTGCAAGACATCTTCTCGCTGGCAGCCACCGGCCCACGACCATAACCCTTGACGAAGCAGGTTGTCGTGACTTCCCACGTCGCTGCATCATCGGGGATGGTGAAGACCACCGTAACAACCGCCCCGGAAGTCTTCAGGGTGCGGATTTTCACATCCGTCGCCGAATTGGGGATGTAGTTGAGAGCGACCTCGACCTCGCCAGCATCAATCATCCCGGCAATGAATTCGCGCCGCTTCTGCGGGCTCTTCAGGTGGGTTACCTCGACTTCCTCGACCTGTTCGTCCGGAAGGGGAAAGCTGACGACCTCTTCGAGATCGACGCCGTCAAGGTTGACGCCGGCGCCCCAGCCGATCTGCGCTTGCGAAGTCATGGGTATTCTCCTTCTCTGGAATCAAAAAAGGCGACCGATGGCCGCCCGGTTGGAACGATCTGGGATATTTCAGCCCATCGAATAGTTGATCGTGAAATCGAGCGACGGGCGAAATATAAGCTTGGTATCCGTGCGCTCCGACAAGTCGCGCGAGCGAACGAAGGAACGCTGAAACCTCACGCTGCCGACCGTGGCAGCGGGAAGGAGCGCTGCGATCGCAGCCCCTTTGACGGCGTTCGCGCTGGCATAGGTCAGCGCCCAGACATCGAGTTGAACGAGCGCCGTCTGCAGGCTTTCCAGACCCCGCAGGTGTTGTTCCCGCGGATCATCGATCATCTGCAAGGTGATAGCCGGGAAGCCCTCGCCCTGCGGCCGCTCAAGCCACGAGACACGCGCTGCAGTCAATGCCGCAACAGCAGGATCCTCGATCAGTCGGGTGCGGAGCGCGGTCTCCATGTCCATTCTACAAGGCCTTTCGCGCCAACCGGGCCCGTGCCTTTTCTATTTCGCCGCCGAGCTCTTCTTCGATGATCAGAAGCGCCTCATCCTGGCTGGCTTCCCATCCCGGCCGGGCAAAGGGTTGGGCCTCCTCCTTGAAGGTGCCAAACTCTTGAGGGACGCCGGCCGGATCGGCTGTCCCGACATAGATCTCGGCGAAGCCCTTGCCTTCCTTTCGGGCAAATCTGGCCTGCCGCTTGTTCAATTTTGTACCGGTGATGATCGAATGCTCCAATACTCCGGTCAGCCGAGGCGCACGTGAACGCATCGCCTTTTCGACGGGGGCGGCGGCTTTGCGCAACGTACGCCGCAGGACATTGGCGGCGGTCGCTTTCGGGAGCTCGCGCAACGCATTCTCCAGCGCGCGCAAGCCCTCGACCTTGACCTCAACCATCGGATCAGGTTTCGCCGACGATGATGATCGTGCCCGCGCCATCGGTCGCGGCAATCTTGATGATGTCTCCTGTCGCTGCAACGACGGCCTGGCCGGCCGCAGTGGGATCGACCAGACAGATAAAGCCACCCACCGGGATCCTGATGGTGTGCGCCGCTGCGCCGACAAACCCGAGGAACGGATTGGTTCCATTGCCGTATGTCAGTTCGGCCGCACCGGTATTGACGATGATGATCGCCTTGATGGCCGCGAAGACGCAGGCCTCGCCAAGCGCATTGGTGAGCGCGCCGGCGAGATCGTAGGTCTGGCTTCCCGCCCCAACGATCGTGAAGTCGTCGGCATAGATATTGTTGGCCTGATCAAGAGCAGTGCCGTTCGTGAACGCCTTTTCGAACAACTCACTGATCGCGGCAACGGCACTGCCAACATCCGGCGCACCCGTGAGCTTCGCCTTGACGGCCAGCGAAATGGTTGCAGCAAGTGTGGTCATGTAATCCTCCTGTGAATGGGCCAGAATTGATGTCAGAGATCGGGATTGCGAACGGCGATGATTTCGATGTTCTCGCGGCGGCCAATTTCGATGGCCGACTTGATGTCATAGTGGGCCTCTGACCCCGGAGGATATTCGAGGCGGTCCTTCGGGTTGATGTCCGCAACCATCGTCGACCATCGGATCGTAAATTTCGTTAGTGCGAACGCATCGGTCTGGTTGCTCGAGGCGGCTTCTCGGCCGCTTACAGGTGCAACATTGCACCATATCTCGGCCAATGGCAGCCAGCCGGCTGGTCGGCTGGTATAACCATCATCAACCGGTATCCCCATGCGCTCGATGCGCACGCGCCGATCGAGCTTGCCGATGCGCATGATGGGGTCCTCACATATGATATATACGGAATGGCCAAATCAGTGCGTCGAACGTGAACTGGACGTCGGTCGATATGCTGCCGATGACAACCGCTTCCCTGTTTTGGTCCCAGTGTCCGATCAGCAACCGCATCGCATGGAGCAGATCGGGAGGGACATCCCCCGGAGCGGCCCAACCCGATTGCCATTCGACGATGACGGCACCGGGCCGGTCCTGCGTCGCAGGCCAGAGCGTGTTGGGTGCGGGATAGAGCTTGGCAGGCTTGCTGACAGCGTCGAGAATATAGGCCGAAGTCGCGAGCGTTTGCTGGACGCCGTCTGCGTCATAATAATCGACCGAAGCGACCTGAAAATCGTTGCCACCGCCAAGATCAATCTCGGCTTCGGGAAAGCCGCGCAAATGTGTCTGGCGCGTCTGCCGAAGAATGGGGTAGTCGAGTTCGTTCTCGACCTTGCGATGTGCCGCGGCACACAGTTGGGCAACGAAGCCATCCTGGTCGGTATCGGCCTGCTCGATCCGAAGATGCACCTTGGCATCGGCGACAGAAATAGGGTCGGCACCAGATGGCACCGTAACGATGCTGCCTTGACGTGTCAGCATGCATCGCCGCCTTTCAAAGACAAACTGGCCGCCGGATGGGAGCGCCGGCGGCCAGGATCGTTCGGCTTATCAGGCCGCGCCGGAGACGTCGGCGAGACCGCGGACGGCCACTGCCGACATCGGTGTGCCGGTCCCGTGCGTGCCCGAGAAATCGGCAAGCAGCTTGATGTAGCGCTTGCCGCCGACATAGCCGAGCTTCTGCACGGTTGCCGCCGCATGCGCGGCAACGAGCGACCGGATAATGCCAGTCGTGATCGTCGCCGGGCAGTACGCGTCCTTGACCACGTCTGCGTCGGTCACGTCCGAATAGGTGACATCGTCGTCGCTGTGCGTCAGCTTGAACTCGATCTTGTTCGTGCCGGAGAAGGTGATGCCACCGACGCCGATCGCCAGGAGCAGCAGTGCCGCGCCATAGCCGAGGAGATCGATTGCCGCAGGGGTATTGTCGGCCGCAAGTGTGGCCGGATCGAGGACCACGACCGGAAAGTTCCGGCTGGCCGTATCGCGTTCAGGGGTCATTTCACTGTTCCTTCAGGTGGGGAATATCCGGCGGACGGCTGTCAGACCGTCCGCCAAAGATCCGGTTTGGTTGCGTCGATCAGCTTGCCGCGAACTTCATGGACTTGATTGCTTCGAAGTTTACGGCACCGCCACCCACGCGCTTGCGCATGTGGAACTTGACGAAGCCAGGCGCGGTGATGTTGTCGCGGACAGCCGAAATGCCCAGACGATCGACGATGGTGTAACCCTCGTTGAAATTGCCGAACAGGATCGAATAGGAGTTCGCGGCAATGGCCGGCATGTCCTCGCCATCGACGACCGGGAAGCCGAAGATGGTTTCCACCAGCGCACCATCGCGCAGGCGCAGGTCGACCAGGTAATTGCCCTGTCCGTCCTTGAGCTTGCGCACGGCCGCAAGCGTCCGGCGCGACATGAGGAAGTGCGCGTTCTGGCGGTATCCGGCTTTCAGTTCGAAGATCAGCGTCAACAGGGCATCAGCCGGGTTTGACGATGCGAAAGCACCGGAGGCGCCGCTCGGCACATACTGGAACGTGCCCCATGCCCGCGCATCGTCTGCAGTCGAGGCGAACGCATAGGACAGGAGGCCCTGCGGCTGGAGTGCGCCGGTGCCGGTGATGAACGCGGTGTTTTCCTTGCGCGCCATCTTGTCGGCAGCCTTCATCGCAATCCACGATTCGACATCAATCGCGCCGTCTTCGAGCAGCTTCTGCGTCACCCAGGGATAAGCATAGAGCTCGTTGACCGGGATACGCCACATGCCGATCTGCGCGGTGTCAGTCTGCGCGCGGGTCTGCTTTTCGCCAACCCAGAGCGCTTCCATCTCACCGTTGTCGATCGGGCCTTCCAGTGCGTCGGTGCCGATCGACACGACATTGGCCAGCTGGCGGATCGGGGTGGACTCATAGATCTTCTTGACCATCCGCCCAGACACATCCGGCGTAACCCAGAAGCCCCCGGAAGGATCCGAGGCGACCTGCATGGTCGTCGCCTTGATCTGCGTGGTGCGCAGATAGTTGGCAAGATCGGCCCGATAGTCCTTGAGGTTCTCGGGGGTGAAGTCCTTCTGGCCGATGAGCTGCGCGAAATCGGCCGCCGCCTTCGCCTCGGCCAATGCCGTATCGCCGCCGCCGAGGGTCAGACGATTGGTCTTGGCTTCGAGGGTTTCAAGCGCCTTCTTGAGTTCACCCGTCTGCTCGTCGATCGCCTTGTTCAGCTTCTCGACTTCATCCTTGGTGACGGCATCTTCGCCCTTTTTCTCGACCTGCTTCAGCCGTTCGTCGTTCTTCGTCTTGAAGGATTCGACGGTTTCGCTGAGCTTCTCGACGAGCGTCTTGATCTCGGCGGGGGTGGTTTCCTCATCCTTGCGCTCGATGACCGCAGGAATGGCAAGGCCAGCGAGGAGCGCGGCCCGAAAGCCGCTCTGCTTTCCAATAAACATTGTATTCTCCGGGTGTTAGCGCAGGGCTTCAATGGCCTTGCGCAGGGGCATGACGAGATCGTTGAACCCCTCGCGGGTCGTCTCGCCGGGTGACCCATCTCCCTCACGGAGATGCTTTTTGAACAGGGCGACTGCGCTCACCGCGTCGGCCTGGCTCAATTTCAATTCCTGTCGAAGTGTCGATTCGAGTGCGCGGGGATCGAACGTCTTGACGCCACTGATCTGCGCCTCGGGCAGCATGGGGAATGTCACAAGGCTGACTTCCCAGAGCCGCGCCTTCTTGATGTGGCGGGCACCCGTTGTCCGATCAATATCCGCATCGAGCGTTTCATACCCTATCGACAGCCCCTTTACCGCGCCCGCCTTGATCAACGCGCGGGCCGATGTGGCAAGGGGCACGTCCATGACCAGGGGGCCCTTGACCTTCAGTCCCTTGTCGTCCTCGCCGATCTCGCTCCATACGCCTACAGGCGAATATGGATCATGCTGCCATAGCATCGGGGGGGACGCCTTGGCCTTCTTCCACTCTGCCAGAGTGCCCTTGAAGGCGCCGGGCATGACAATATCACCGCCGCGGTCGAGAATTCCGAAGACCGAGGCGTAGCCCTCGACCATGCCCTCGGCATCACCATTGTCGGCAAACTTGAAATCGCAATCGAACGCCAGTTTGTCCATCATGCAGACACCTTCAATGTGGATACGGGCACGAGGTCCCGGCCATCCTGAATGGCCATGTTGCCCTCGACGATATATTGCCGCCCGCCTTCGTCGTCGCGAGGATTGAGACCTTCGAAATCGCGCCACTCATCGGCGTTGACGATGCCGTTGCGGCGCTGGATCTGCAGACCTTCTTGCCGGCTCTTGTAGTCGCCGCGCATAAGGGCGCTGAGATTGAACTCGAAATAGAAACCCTCGGCGATTTCCTTGTCCGATAGCAGGGCAACATCCGCAGACTGGGCGATGCGCCGGGTCCAGGGGTCGAGCGTGTGAACAATATGCTGCAGGAACATCTGTTCGGCGCTGGCGAATGTTGCCGCCTTATCCTGCTGCATGACCATGATCGGCATGACGCGCGCGGCGCGGCAGATCTCTTCGATCTGGAAACGGCGGGTCTCAAGATGCTGGGCATCAACACCGGACATCTGGAGCGCCATCCACTTCGCACCCCGGTCGAGGACCAACGGAAATCCCTTCATCTCCCCGGTAAAATGTCTCTTGATCCAACTCGTGATCTGGAGTTGCTGCTCATCCTTGAGCGGACCTTCGACAGAATATGTGCCCGGAGGCACGGATCCTGAAGCGTGAAGATCGCTGTGCCGCGCCTCGAGCGCCATCGACAGGCCCAGAGCCTCGCGCGCCAGGCGCACGGTCTCCATTCCCATCCAGCCATTCCATGATGGACCACGAAGGTGCCAGATTTCGCGAGACGTGAACCGGCGCCGCTGCCCATCCGGTGATGTCAGTTCATAGTTGAGAGAGAGATCGGCGGCCTGTGTAACCGCAACCTTTCCGGGTTCGATGATAATCAGCTCGTGAATGCGTCCCGCGCCGACGACACTCTTGAAGACGAAGGCATTGCCGACGAACAGCATATGCAATGCCAGGGTCTCAAGAAACTCGAATGCTGTCTGCCAGGCATTCGGTCGGCGAGACAGAAGAACATAAAGTGGATGCGCCTGCTGCTGGTCGGCTCCCGCCTTGTCAACCCGCGACTTCATCAACTTGCAAGTCGCCTGGGCGATGCCCTCGCCGATCACCCGCGCGCAGCACAACATTGCCGACACCTGAAGCGCAGTCGCCCATGTGACGTTCACGCCGGACTTGCTCGATGGGCCCATCAGGAAAGCTGGCAATTGATCGAGCGTCAGGTCGTTCTTGGTCAGCAACGACCCGAAGATGCCTCCACTCATCGCCGATCGTGTTGCCGCCCGAGGAGGTGGCGAAGTCGTTCTGGGAGACCGCATGATGCCAGGGCGATTTGCAAACACCATGCGGGATGTTGTCGGCATCGCCGGCATCGCCAT